AGGTTTTGGATGATGACTTTAGACATCCGATTCCGATGGGAATAACAGGTATAGATAATCTACTAAAAGGTGGGTTAGCGAAGGGTGAAATTGGAGTTATTTTAGCTCCGACAGGTGTGGGTAAAACTACAGTACTTAGTAAAATAGCTAATAACGCATTTAACTTAGGTTATAATGTTTTACAAATATTTTTCGAAGACAACCCTAAGATTATACAAAGAAAACATTTCACTATGTGGACAAAAATTGCACCTGATAATTTGTCACTACAAAGGGAAGAAGTTTTAGAAAAAGTTAGACAAATTAAAGAAAATGCATCTAATCGATTAGTTCTAAAGAAGTTACCATCCGATACGTTAACGATGAATCAAATAAAAAATCAGATACGTAAAATGATAGCGGAAGGTACTAAAATAGATTTAGTTGTAGTTGATTATATTGATTGTATCGTTCCCGATAAAAATTTAGGGGACGAATGGAAAAGTGAAGGTTCGGTTATGAGAGGGTTTGAATCTATGTGTCATGAATTAGATATAGCAGGATGGACGGCCACTCAAGGTAACCGTTCGTCAATATCTTCTGAAGTAGTTACTACGGACCAAATGGGTGGTTCAATTAAGAAAGCTCAAGTAGGTCACGTTATTATTTCTGTTGCTAAATCCCTACAACAGAAAGAAATGAATTTAGCAACAATTGCTATTACTAAATCAAGAATTGGTAAAGATGGAATTGTATTTGAAAATTGTAAATTCGATAACGAAATGATAGAAATTGATACGGACAGTAGTGTAACATTCTTAGGAATGGAAGAACAAAAAGAAGAAAAGAACAAAGTACGTATTCAAGAACTTCTACAAAAAAGAAAACAAAGGGAAAATAAATTATAAATTTTTTTAAAAACAATAGTAAATGGACAATCTAATAGATAGTGTCTCAAAAGACATTCGTTACGTAATAAAGAGAAGTGGAGATAAAGTAGTTTTTAAATCTGAAAAGATTGAAATGGCTATTTTAAATGCCATGAAAAGTATTGATAAAGTTGATGAGGGTATGGCTGAAAAAATTGCTAGACTCACAACAAAAGGACTTTTCAGAGGTAATAAAGAAAGAATTCCTAACGTAGATGAAATTCATGATATGGTTGAAAATAAGTTAATGGATAACGGTTTAAATGACGTTGCCAAAGAATACATTATTTATCGTTCTAAGAACCAACCTAACATCTTTTCAAAAAGAATTAATCTTAAACCTTACGAATACCCTAATTTAAATGAGTATGTTGACGCAATTAGACATTCATACTGGGTACACACTGAATTTAATTATACGTCAGATATCCAAGATTACAAAGTACATTTAAACGAAAAAGAAAAATCGGCAGTTGAAAGAGCGATGTTAGCAATTTCACAAATTGAAGTTGCAGTTAAATCATTTTGGGGTGACATTTATAAGAGGATGCCAAAACCTGAAATTGGTAATGTCGGTGCGACATTTGCGGAATCGGAAGTAAGACACGCAGACGCATATTCACACTTAATACAACTATTAGGTCTTAATAATGAATTTGAAAATTTATTAGAAGTACCACAAGTGAGAAGGAGAATTAAATATTTAGAGAAAGCGATTTCAAATTCAAAATCAGTTGACGATAAAGAGTATTTTGAGTCTATAGTTTTATTCTCGATGTTTGTTGAAAACGTTTCGTTATTCTCACAATTTTTAGTTATTATGTCATTTAATAAACATAAAAACAAATTAAAGGGTATTAGTAACGCGGTTGAGGCGACATCTAAAGAAGAAAATATTCATGCTGAATTTGGGTTTGAGTTAGTTAATTTAATTAAAAAAGAAAACCCTGAATGGTGGACACCTCAGTTAGTTGAAGATTTAATTATTGCAACTAAAGAGGCTTACGAGGCTGAGACTGAAGTGGTTAATTGGATTTTTGAAAAAGGTGATTTAGATTTCTTAACTAAAAAACAAACAATGGAGTTCATTAAATATAGATTTAATGTATCTTTGAATTCTATAGGTGTTGACAGTATATTCGAAACTAATGATACATTATTAGAAACTACAGAGTGGTTTGATGATGAGATTTTAACGACCAAACATACTGATTTTTTCAATAAAAGAAGTATTAACTATAGTAAGAAACAAAAATCAATAACGTCAAACGACTTATTTTAAAAAGAAACAAAACAATAATAAAACAATAATATGAAAAATAGAAAACCTTTTAATTGGATTAATGAAGAATCAATAACGTTTCTTCGTAGAGGTTATTTAAGTGAAGGTGAAGAACCTTTAGATAGAATAAAAACAATTGCACAACATGCAGAAAAACTTTTAGGTAAAGAAGGGTTTGCTGAAAAATTTTACGACTATATGAGTAAAGGATGGTATTCGTTATCATCACCTGTATGGGCAAATTTTGGTAAAGTTAGAGGTTTACCTGTAAGTTGTTTTGGTTCTAATGTTAGCGATAACATAGAATCAATATTATTTACTCAAGCTGAAGTTGGAGAAATGAGTAAAATGGGTGGTGGTACCTCAGGGTACTTCGGTAACATTAGAGGTCGTGGAGCTAAGATAACTGACAATGGACATGCTCCTGGTGCGGTTCACTTCATGAACTTATTTCAGAGTGTTGTTGATAATATTTCACAAGGGGCGACAAGAAGAGGTCGTTTCTCACCTTACTTACCCGTTGAACATCCAGATATTATGGAGTTCTTAGAGATTGGTACAGAAGGGGCTTCAATCCAAGATTTAACACACGCAGTTACAGTGACTGATAAATTTATGGAAGAAATGATTGCAGGTGACGATGAGAAAAGAAAAATATGGGCAAAAGTAATCCAAAGAAGAGGTGAAATTGGTTACCCATATATTATGTTTCATGACACGATGAATAATAATGCACCTAAAGTTTACCAAGATAAAGGGGCTAAAATTTATAACTCTAATCTTTGTTCTGAGATAGCTCTACATAACTCTGAAGATGAATCATTCGTTTGTGTATTATCTTCAATGAATGTGTTACACTACGATGAGTGGAAAGATACCGATGCTGTTGAAACTATGGTTTATTTCTTAGACGCAGTAGTTACTGAATATTGTAATAAATTAGAGGAATTAAGAGACAATGGTACTAGAGAAGGTAAAATGGCGTTTCTTTATATGGAAAAAGCTTATAACTTCGCTAAAAGACAAAGAGCTCTTGGTTTAGGTGTTTTAGGTTGGCACTCATTATTACAATCAAAAGGGTTGGCTTTTGATACCAGAGAAACCGCTAAACTTAACGTTGAGGTGTTTAAAACTATTAAAGATAAATCATATAAAGCATCCGAGGAGTTAGCTGAAATATTTGGGGAACCTGAATATCTAAAAGGTTATGGTAGAAGAAACGTAACACTTAATGCGGTCGCTCCGACTACGTCATCAGCATTTATTCTTGGTCAGGTATCACAATCTATTGAACCAATTTGGTCTAACTGTTATGTTAAGGATGTTGCTAAGATGAAGGTAACTATAAAAAATCCAGTGTTGAAAGAATTATTAGACACTATGGGTCGAGATAATAAAGAGACTTGGGATAGTATAAAAAAGGCTGATGGGTCAGTACAACACTTAGACTTCCTAAGTGACGAACAAAAAGATGTCTTTAGAACTTTTGCTGAGATTAACCAATCATCGATTATTAATCAGGCGGCAATTAGACAAGATTTTATTGACCAATCACAGTCTCTAAACTTAATGGTATCACCTGAGATGCCGACTAAAGATGTTAATAAATTACTTATTGACTCGTGGAAGTTGGGGGTTAAAACTTTATATTACCAACATTCTATGAATTCGGCACAGGCATTTGCAAGGAAAAAGTTAAATCTAAATGATTTACAATGTGTTGCATGTGAAGGTTAAGGAATAAAATAATAGTATTTTATGTGAAAAGGTTAGATTCGTCTAACCTTTTTTCTTTTATATTTAGATAAAATAATCTGTGTTTATATTTATGAAATATGGCGAACGGTAAAACATACGGTGTATTCTTTCCATTCAGGGATAGTTTACAAGGGGACTACCTTAGATTGACTCAATCAACTGATGAGGAGATTAGGGCAGATTTACTACATTTAATATTAACTAGGAAAGGAAGTAGATATTATTTACCTGATTTTGGAACTCGTATTTATGAGTTTATTTTTGAACCAATGGATGGACCAACATTCGATGCTATAAAAGCCGATGTCCGACAAGCTGTAGATAAGTATATACCTAATTTACAAATAAATGATATTACAATAGAACCTTATGTAGAGGCGGAACCTTTACCTGGTGAAATAAACTATGATGAGTTAGGTGGTCAAATTTTTAGAGTAGCTAGTGATAGTGCGGTTGAGTATACTGCAAAGTTAAGAATTGACTATACAATTGTTAGTGGTACATTTTCATCAAAAGATTTCGTGATTATAAATATTTAATAGTATATGGCTAACCGTAAAATTTCATACACAGATAGAGACTTTCAATCCTTAAGACAGGAATTGATAAATTACACTCAACAATATTACCCTGATTTAATAGGTAATTTTAATGACGCATCCATTTATTCGGTATTTATGGATTTAAACGCTGCGATTGGTGATAACTTACATTACCATATGGACCGTAGTATACAAGAAACGGTACTTCAATATGCTCAACAGAAGTCATCAATATATAATATCGCAAGAACGTATGGGTTAAAAATACCCGGTAATAGACCTTCCATCGCTTTAGTTGATGTATCAATTACAGTACCGGCTTTAGGTGACCAAGAAGATGAGAGATATTTGGGTACTATGAGAGCGGGTTCTCAGTTTATTGGTGGGGGTCAAGTATTTGAGAACCCTAATGACATTGAGTTTAGTTCACAGTATAATAGTGAAGGTTACCCGAATCGTACTAAGACACCAAATTTTGACGCCAATAATCGTTTAATAAATTATACTATGACCAAAAGAGAGGTTGTAGTTAATGGTTTAACTAAAACTTTTAAAAAGGTTATTAATAATAACGATGTTAGACCATTTTTTGAATTCTTTTTACCTGAAAAGAATGTTATTAGTATAACTTCTATAATACAAAAAGATGGGGTTAACTATCAGTCTCCACCTACATATGATGAATTTATAAGTTCAACTAACAAATGGTATGAAGTCGATGCGTTGGCTGAGTCTAAAATATTTGTTGAGGACCCAACTAAACCTGCTGACCAACCAGGTATTAAAGTTGGGAAGTATATTGAGACTGAAACACGATTTGTTTCTGAATATACACCTGAAGGGTATTGTAAAATAAATTTTGGTGGTGGTACTACAACACCTGAAGAACAGTTACAAGAATTCACAAGAACGGGAGTTCCGTTAAGAATACAAGATTATCAAAATAATATTGGTTTAGGTGTTACTGTTAGGGCTAACACGACATTATTTGTACAATATAGAGTTGGTGGTGGTAAGGCGTCTAATATTGGTGTTGATACATTAACTCAATTTGGTACAACATTTTTTGATGTAAATGGACCGTCAAGTACAATTAGTCAAAATGTAATTGAAAGTTTAAGAACTAATAATGTTACCGCGGCAATCGGTGGAGGTGATTTACCAACTGCTGAGGAAGTTAGAAATATGGTATCCTTTAATTTTGCCGCACAAAAAAGAGCGGTAACGGTTAATGATTATAATTCATTAGTTAGAACTATGCCGAGTAGATATGGTGCACCTGCTAAGGCTGCGATTACTGAAGAAGATAATAAAATAAAAATTGAAATTCTTTCATACGACACCCAAGGTAAGTTAACTGAATCGGTATCTAATACATTAAAACAAAATATTGCTAATTATTTATCACATTATAGGATGATAAATGATTATATCTCCATATCAAGTGCAAACGTAGTGGATTTAGAATTTGACTTATCAGTTGTTATGGATTCGACTCAAAATCAAGGGCAAATTATCACAAATATTATTAATTCTGTAGATAGTTATTTTTCACCTCAAAGACAACAGTTAGGTAGTAATGTTAATGTTTCAGATGTTAGAAGAATCGTTCAAGATATTCCAGGTGTTATTTCATTATCTGACTTAAAGGTTTTTGGAAAAGTTGGGGGTAGGTACTCTAATTCGCAAACATCACAAAGATATTCTGATAGTCAAACAAAAGAAATAAAGTTAATTGATGATACCATTTTTGCTCAACCAAATCAGGTGTATCAAATTCGTTTTCCCGATAACGATATCAAAGTAAGGGCTAAGTCACTTAAAAATGTCGACTTCTCTTAAATCTATCCATATACTTTTGACAAAATCAAATTAAAATTAGGATGAATAACTATTTATCTTAAAAACTAATTATGCCGAAATCAATTAGAATAAGAACAGAACCTGGTGTTGATAGAAATATTAATGTTAAAATTGACCAAGATTTTGATTCGTTAGAAATTCTGTCTTTAAAATTAAGACAAGAGGATTTATACACACAGTTTTGTGCCGACTATGGGGTCGTTGTAGGTCGTGTTATCGCCAATGGGGGGTTAGGTGTACCTAACGCCCATATTTCTATTTTTATACCTTTAGATAGTGTGGATGAAGAAGACCCGATAATATCTACACTTTACCCATATAAAACACCAACCACTAAAAATGAGGATGGGTATCGTTATAATCTTTTACCTTATGAAGATGAGTACTATGGACACAATGCTACGGGGACGTTCCCTTCGGTTGATGATGTATTAACACGTAAAGAAGTTTTACAGGTTTATGAAAAGTATTATAAGTATTCTGTAAGAACCAATGCGTCAGGTGATTTTATGATTGTGGGGGTACCGTTAGGTAGTCAAAAAATTGTTATGGATTTAGACCTGTCTAATATGGGTGAGTTTTCATTAAGGCCTTCCGATTTAATTAGAATGGGTAGAGGGGTTAAATCTCAATTTAATGGTCAACTATTTAAAGATTCTGAAAATATTGACTCACTACCACAGATAGCTCACGAAATAAAAGATATAGATGTTAGTTCATTTTGGGGACAAGATGAGATGTGTGACGTTGGAATAACTAGGGTCGATTTTGATTTATCTGACCAGGGTATTGAAATCTTACCTCATTCAACTTTCATGGGTTCAATTACGTCATCAAATGATGATGAATATATCAAAGCCAATTGTAGACCTAAAAAAGATACGGGTAACCTATGTGATATGGTTGCAGGTCCTGGAGAGATTTTAGCCATAAGACAAACGATACAAGAAGATGAGAATGGTGACCCAGTACTTGAACAATACCAATTAGAGGATGGTGGTAATGTTATAGATGATAACGGTGCTTGGTTAATTGACCTACCGATGAACTTAGATTATGTAACTACTAACGAGTTCGGGGAACGAGTTATTTCAGTTGACCCAACAGTCGGTATACCAACTAAATCTAAGTATAGGTTTAAAGTTAAATGGCAAAATGAGGCGGGACTACAAACTCAAATAATGAGGGCCAATTATTTAATTCCAAATATAAAAGAACATTGGACAGGTGGCACCGCGCCTAATATGGGTTCCAATACCAATTTTATAAATAGAAATAAATCATATTCGTTTTCATTAGATTGGTCGGATTATTATGATAAAGATTCCGCAATAAAATGTGAAGACACATTTTATTTGTTTGGTTATAATAAGGTATATACAACAGCGGCACATATTGACCGTTGGAAATACGGTATTAATAGGGCGTCACATTACGGTATAAAAGAAATTTTAGACAAGTCATGTGCGAGTGAGAATAATAGGTTTCCAACAAATGATGGACAGCGAAATTTTGATTTATTGTACTTTTTATTTAATATTCTATTAACTATCGTTACACCGATTATTGTGGTTATTTTACCTATAATGCACGTTTTAGCGTTACTATATCCAATTTTTAGGGTAATAATTAATTTTGTTTTATGGATTATAAACAAGTTAGTTTATGGTATTTGTAAGGTTGTTGCATTTCTAAGTAGAAAATTAAAAAAGAGTGATTGTAAAAAAGAAACAATTACTCCATTACCTAAAGATAACCCATTCAAGAGGTTAACACTACCTATGATAACTTATCCCGATTGTGAGGCTTGTAACTGTAAAGAAGCGACGTTACCTCCCGCCGAGAGTGAGACTCTTGATGATATGAATGTGGTATTAGCAAATAACAACGAAAGTAATTTAGCGGATTTTGTTAGTATTGGAGCGTATGACGCACCAATTGAATGTAGGAATTCTACGCTACCAAATGGAGTCCAACTAGATGGTGCGGGTTCTAATACGCAGATTTGTAACTCTTGTTATAACGGTACAAGTGATGACGGTGCGCCAGAAAATTACAACATGGTTATATTCTCAGGGTATGACCCTGACGCTGAAATTTCAGGTCCAGGTACGAATGATTTACCTCAACCAAGTAATAGGTGGTATAAAAGTCCGATTTCTTTACAGGACCCAACCCCCGGTAACCCTAGAACAAGAATTCCTTATCACGTAACAGTACCTCAAGCGGTAAATTTAATGAATCAAAGGGAACGATATTTTCAAAATATTGATGATGGTGACGGTAATACAGTTTTTAATAATTTACCAAATCGTATGCAAGTTGAGTTTACAAACAACCAATTCGCATCTAATGGTGTCTCTGACCCACCGATAACCGCTACTAGAAATCGGTATGAAGATATGCCTCTTATAATGGTTACTGATGGTCAAGTCAATATGGATAATGGACAATTATTAAGTTTTGTAGACCCTGAATTGGTACCTGATGAAAACGTTAATAATACTGGTTTAACAATTAACCAATACGGGTACCAAAGTATTGAGGGTACTATGACCCACAACTCGTCTAATTATGTTCAGGTTACAAATGCAATAACATATATGAAACCTGATGGTAATACTCAGAATGCTGATATAGATTTCTACTCACCTGTTTCAGGATTGTCATATAATTTTAAAATGGGTCTTGAGTATCACCAAGTAATCGGAAGTGTTACGATAGGTGAGGCGATTGATATTATGACGGGATACAGTTCGAACCAAATTTACAAAACTAGGTCCATATTATGGAATTATTTGATAGGTAAAGTTAATCAAATATTATGTTATAGGCAAGTATCACTACTCAATTCAATGTCTATTCAATCACTATCATGGACAGAATATTTTGAACAATATAAAGATTTAAAAATATATTTCCTAACTAAGGGTGTTGACCCCTTCGCCCCAAGACAAAAGATGAAATTTAATATGTCTATGTTGTTTGGTAATACGAATTACTCGATAACTAGTACTCATGTTCAAACCGTTTTTGAGGGTGATTACTTCCCAAATATACCTATTGGTGCGACTAACCCTACGGATATTTATGCACCTGAAACTCACTACGAAAATTTAGTTGGACTCCAATTTAATAATGGTGGGATAGGTAATAGTAATGGTAAATTATTTCATAAATCTTTTTTGTTTACTCCTCCTAACATTGGTACGGCATATGAAGATTGTACTTCACAAAATTTTAAATTACCTCAAACACCAAATACAACTACTGGTTGTACAATAAGTGCGGGTCTACCGTATGTTGCGGGAGAAACTATAAAATTTTCTTTAGATGATTCAAATTTTATAATAGGTACTGTTATTTCATATAACTCAGCAAACGGAGATATTTCATTTGAGATTGTTAGTTCGACATTTATCCCTGGAACCTCAGGTGGTCTTGGTACTTGGTGTATATCATTAATAAACTCATTTACAACATTTGAGACAACGGCATTTGCCTATTACTCATCATTAGGTGAACAATGGGGTGGTAATTTATCCTCACCAGCCCCTATTGGTAATATGGGTTGCCCTGATGGTAAAGTAGTTAATTCTAATTCTAGTACCCCGACATATCCTCCTGCAAGTACTTCAGGTGTACAACCAAATAAAGTCTATTCAATAAGTAGTACTTATCTTACGAATAACGGTCAGGGACGTATTGATGGAGCATCATACCAATGGACGAATCAAAGTCCTAATTATCCAATAGATAGTAATGATAATAGTCAAAAAGGTTTTACTATTGCACCATCATATTGGTTAAATGAAGACCCATTAAATCCTGGTGGAAATACTCCGACCATTGAGATAAATGACCCTACACAATTAATATTTAGGTCTGATAGGTTACCTACTTCATCGTATAGAGATACGGGTCTTGACTCCGATTTAAGAACTTATCAGGATTTTCCATTTATGTTGAATGAAACGTTTGCTTATTGGTATATTGGTGATAATGGACAAAGTACATTAGTAGGTGCTGACGGTGCAAATACTTCTAACGATAGTTCAGGTGGTCAAGGTGATTTAGAGTCTGACCCAGACACCGCTTTTCTTCCTGACGTGTTACAAACTTTTACGTGTGATGGGTTGGTTGTCCTTAAATGTTATAAAGGAGAGGGTGATACTTTTGGTGTGGACCCAAATTGTAGTGAATTTGATAGGACACAAGGGGGTTGTTATGTTTATGTGGATAATCCTCTTATTGTGAGTCTGTTTGGGTCTAAAGGTGATTTTGCATATCTTTTTGAGTGGAGAACTAGAATTAAATTTATGTTTGCCGCGTGTAGAGGTGTAATTGCTCATTCATTCCAAAACAATTGGATTAACGGAACGTTATATATGCCGTCATTTCAAAAGAGAACTTTCTATAATACTGATAATGAGGTAAAACGTTATAAGTATTGTGGTGACCCTCAAAGTGGTGAAGGTGGGTTGCTTGAGACGACTAAGAAAAATTGTGGACCACTTTATTACAATACCGACACTAATTCATTCTTTTATAGGTCCACCCCTTTCTATAATGGTGATTTTGTACCATCAAAAAAATGTAACTATGGGTTTTTTGGTGGATTAGCTACGATAGGTGCTAACAAGGGTAATATTTTTCAACCGACAACTATAATGGATTTAGGACCTAAAACTGATTTCTTAAAAGAAATTTTATTAACTCCTGAATTTCAAGGATATATCATTGATGAAATAGAATCAACATCTTTTCAAGATGTATCAGGTGTTTTAAATTTATTTATAATATCGAGATTGATAGACTCAAATTTCTTAGAAAATTTATTAGGTGTTGGTGACGCATCAATACAAAAATTATTTTCAAGGGACGCGGAATCTAACCTACTAAACCAATTTACTGATTCTAGAATCGATGGGGACTACGCTCAAATGATTTCTATTAATACTGAGTTTGGGGTGTTACCTTATCTATCAGGAAACTATTATGATAGTATTTCAGTTAATCAAAGTTTAATGGGAATATGGTTTACAGGTAGTACTAAAAGTATTTATAATACAGTTGGTGGTAGTACAGTCGAAGATAGAAGGATATTAGGTCCGGGACAATTAACTTTTAATGAGCCATCTCCTTTTATAACAAGTGATTTTAAATACCCTGGTAGTCAAATTATACCACATTATGGGTGGAAATACGAAGGAGGAAGTGTTTGGGGTAGTGAGGAAAATACATGGCAAACAGAAGTCGCGATAACAGCTAAATACCAAGATGAAACATTTGATGGGGCTAATAATTATCCCAGACCTCAAGATGGACTTGGAACAGGATTCTTATTTAATCGAACATTAGGTATCTTTTCGGGTACTCCACCACCAGATGGCGATTATGGCGACGGGTATCGTGTGGGTTCACCATTCCAAAATTACTTTGGATTAAAAAAAGGTAAAAGTGCAATGAATTTATTCATAACTAAATATATGTTTAATGCTGACTTAAATGGGTAATCAAAAAAATAATCAAACAATAAGGATTGTTAGGGGTTCTGACAGATACGCAGGTGCTCCCGACACGGACTTATCTATCCAAGTACCTATAGAGAATACCAAAAAAAGTATTATCGAAGGTGATAGAACTGTTTTATTAAATTTAGAGGAAAGATTTGACCACGAAAGACAAATATCGACTAAGTTTAGAATCGCCGGAAAAATAGTTAATCTGTTTGATAATATCGTTTCAGGTAAAACAAATAACTATCAACCGTTTGAGAATGAATTATATTTAATTGACCCGACTAAGACTGTAGTAGATGCTTACGGGGTCTTAGCAAATTGTGTTTGGACAGGTTACCCACCGTATGATGAATTTAATTTTTTTAGAGTAAGTGCAGTCCCTGGACATATTATATATAAAAGTAAGAGCGCATCAACTTATAATTGGTCCACCTACCTAACGTATCCACATAGTAACGATTATAATCAAATAATGAAATATACTGATGAGGAAAGTGGTACGGATATATCGTTTCAAGTTTCAGAAGGTATACCCTACACAATTAAAAACCGAGTGGTGAACGGTAAGAATATGTTAAGTTTTTATTGCGGTTATAAACATAATATAAAACAGGGGGATTACATTTATTTAAATACGCCAATAAATGGTAGTAACCTTCTTGAGGTTTATAGTTTAGGTGACCAAGCATATGGAAATGACGATAAAATTCTTAATGTATATAACTATGGTTTTACTGGGGTAACAATTAGTGACGGATATATGTCAAATTTAAAACGTGTTATAAACCCTAAAAACTCAGGAGAAACAATGTCTAAGTACTATGTTAGAAAACATAAAACTTTAACGGATGTTTCAAATGTAGATTTAACTAAAATGGGGTTTGAACAAAATAATTTTCCTGTCAATAAAAAATTAGAATATTCTGCATTGACTCCTAATGAGGTTTCAAGAATATCTATTAAAGATGGTAGGGGAACATTCGGAGTATCTTTCGATAAAGATATCGATATAATTTCTTTAATGGATAATTTAGACCGACCTGTAACTGAATTATTTATTACCATTATTAATAAAGGTTATATTGGTTATTTTAATAAACCACGTGTTGACGGTATTCAACCAACTAAAGGGTTAGAAGTTGGATGGGGTTTTAATTTTTTAGAAAACAGTGTGGATGATTGGTGGTCTAAAATAAATTTTAATAATAAAGATAATATTGATGTTGATTTTTATGATAAACAAGGGGATATCCCACCAGGATTAAATATTAGATTTTATTATAATAAAGATTTACCTATCGGTACTGAATTAAAGGGTGATGTTTGTGAGTGGAATGAATTTGACCAAAAAGAAACTGTGCTTTCACCGATATCACATAAATTTTCATTTAATACTGATGTTTTCAAAACTAATACGGATATTAATTTACCTGATGGTTATACGTATAATCCACACCATTCGGTAAAATTAAGAGTGTATTCAGACTATATTGAAGTGGGTGATAAAAATGATGTAAGTGGTGTACCAGACTACTCATTCTTTTCAAACTATGAGCAACAATGGAGATGGAGAGACATATACTCTTACGGTTTTGTTGATTCAAGTGGTAACGGTGTTAATTATCCATTTTTAAACGGAGAACACTACCCATTTGCTGATGTATTATTCTTACAAACGCCACTAATGAAAAATAATAACGTTTTCAATAACATAATCTTTCAACCAATAATAGATAATTGTGAATAAATTTAGATTTACCGTTAATAATGAAGATACGTATATTAATCTTCCTATGGAAATTGACTTTGATAATTTCGGAAGGGAAGATTTAATTAAACAGTATGAAAATGATGTGCTTGAGGAAATCATTAATCCCGTGGAGGATTTTGAGACTACTAGATATTCACATACTCAGTGGTTAACGGTTAATAATGAACCTAAAACTAGTACGACTTATGAGTTTTTCTTTTTTAATAGGACCATAGACGTTAATAATACCACACCAGCAAATACTAATATGTGGGTCTCAAGTTACAATTATGTGGACCCCTCAGTTTACCAAACATATAGTGGAATTTCATTTACTAATAAAGAAATGTATTATTACGCTAATTCATTTAAAAGGAGTTTTTTTAAGTTAGACTTTTATGATTCTACACAACCTGAAAACCAAAGATTATACTTCACATTGGTGATACCTACTCAGCAAGGTGAAAAACAAGAAGTTGACATTGGAACACCATCAGTACCAAAACCTGTTATAATAAGGACCCCCACTTTTAATTTAGATTTTATAGGTGATAAAGAAGGGTATTTTATTTATTGGTTAAAAAGTAGAGAATATATTGATGTCAATACATTTTATATGTCAGCTAAATTTTTTAACGCCAAAACAGGACAATTTGTTAGAATGATTAATCGACCACAATCTGAAATGAGTGAAACGTTTAAATTTAATAAAACTGAATACTTTTATTACAAGGTTGATTTAGATGTGAATAATTATCAGTATCAAGTGTTTCAAGGATACGGTTTAGGAAATCGTGTGGGACAACTTACAAACGGTATAAAATGGTATGAATATGTTAATCCGCAATAATGGAAGAGAAATACTACATAAAGATTTCACCCGAATCAATAAAAGGTGACGTTATTACTGAATACTTTAGTGGAAACACTTTTGGTGTATATACTGGTATGACTCAAATATTAAGTGGGGGTACGGATGGTAGTAGTTTATTAACAGGTTTAACAGTACCAATAGTTTTTAGACAAACGTATGAAAACTACGGTTTTTATACTCCATTTGATGGATTTGCGTTACAGCAAGATGTAGTATCAAATTTTATAACATCAGGTGACCCGTCTAATCAAAATACGATAAGGTTATTTAATACGTCTGACGAATTTAAAGGATTTTTAAAGTTGTCTGACTATATTGTCGATTGGGGGGACGGTTTTAGTGAACCACTAACGTCAAACGCTCCTCAGTATTTATCACATACTTATCCTAATGTAACCACTAGCTATGTTATAACATTGACTCAAAATAATCCATGGGGACAAACGATAGTTGAGAAAAAGGTTTATGTTCCAACAACAGGGGTAACAATAACTAATCCTTATGGTAACGTCACATTTATTCCCCAAGGTGGAAGTTGGTCAGGAATACCTATTAGTTACGATTATATTTTTACGGGTGATAGTTCTAATACGGTACAAAGTCAAACGTCTAATAATTTTACAACGGTACCATTTATATTGAGTGGGTTTAGTTCTTCAAGGTTATCTGAACTTAAATTATATGGAAATACTCAATTTGATGTGACCACAACAGTGGTTAAGGGGGGTCAACCTTTTGGTAAAGTGGACCAAATAACGAGTGGTTACACCTCCTATACAATTAATAATGTTCAATACTACGATTACTTAGATGGTACTACATTATATATCGCCGAATCTTCGGGTTTAACAAGTAATGAGTTAGTTGCGTCAGCAATTACTAAACAAGAAGTATTAATTAACGTAGTTGACTCGCCAGAAATACAATCTGAAATATTTATTGAAAGAGGTAAGCTTTCAGGGTTTGAATCACTACAAAGACTTGGAGAGGTGGATAACTTAGGTGACATGATATCTTATGGGTATGGTTACTTTAGAATAAACAATAATAACGAGTAAAAAAATGGCTTTAGGAACATACGGAACAGTAAGACCAGCTGACATGTCACCAGAAGATGTTGAGATAATTTTAAATTATACTCCATCAAGAGACGTTACGACAAATTTTGTTTTAACAAAACTGAACGCCCAAGATGTTTTAACACCTTATTTCCACAGTTCAACTACAGGAGGTAATGCCGATGTTGAAATATTAGGTGGTTTATATAACTTAAAACTTCCAGCTGAAGAATTTAATAAAATAGGTATATACACATTATATATAAGACCTGTAGAAATAAGAACCACTATTACAGATTGTGGTGTATTATCATCATTACCCAATGTTAAGGGTATAATCATCGACTTAAATGGGGTACCACAAGAGTACCGAAATAGATTTATCAATCAAGGACTAATTGGTTACCGTATTGAATATTTAAATAGTGACGGCACTAAGATACCTAATTTTTATAGAGTTGTTACATCAGCTTTTTATTGTGAACCAGTTGTGACTAATTTAAGTAATAGTTCTCAAAAGGCGATAAGATATAGATATGTTGATGGGGGAAGTGATTTAATATTTTGTACGGTATCACCTTCAAGTGCCCCTTCTAATAAGGCAAATGCGACACCATTTATTGGTCAACCTAATCAAAATATTGTTATGACTAACACATTCTTTAATCCAATTAGTATGGATATTGAATTGGCTGAACATGATATTGATACGTTAGCTATCGCACTTTATGGTAATCAAACAAAAAGTATGGAAGATGGAATTTATACTATGTATGATAGTAATCTTAATATATACAAACAATATAACTTATATGAGATTAGAGATGAATTTAACGATTTATTATATGAGGTTAGACAAGATAGAGATGATAACATAGATTTCAGTAAAAATTTCAATAACATAACCAACTAAAAATGGCTACAAACAACAATAAAAAAAAGTTTTTTTATCCTCCAGCACCTCCAAGTGCTGACCAATCATTTTCACCTGATTTAGTTGGGTTACAGGTGGTTGATGGTGGAGGGTTAACGCAGGGTAATTTTGAATTTTCCACAAATATTGTTGAAAAAGTTAATAGGACATTTGAAACGGGTGTTTTTAGTAATCCCATATCTTTAAACGACCTTGACGTTGGTAGTATTGAAGAGTCTAAAGCGATTGCAATAAAAAATTATAGAGTTTATCCAAACTATGATATAAGTCAAGTTACTAATTACGCTCTTTATGGGTCATTACAGAAAAGACTGTCTACATCTATAACTAAAATAATTAATTTTTTTCCGGCTTCAATACAAGTAAATAGGGTTTCGTTACCATCTTATTCTAGTGCAAATACTGCTAATAATATAACATTTGATAGTGTTGAACAAATTACAACGTTCACTATGGATGTTACCAGATTTGATAATCCGTTTGATATTGATTATTCAGTAAATGCCGCTCGTAACATATCAGTTAGACCATACCCAACAAGTCCATTAAGGGATATGACCACCAATTATAATAAATATGCTTTATATGTTAACGATATGGAAACTGAATATCCATTTGTTAATTTTATGGCGTCTCAAAACGTTTCTGCGGGTACTGTTACTGTAAGTGTAAAAGGTAACCCATTTAGTGGGTTAACCGCGTCAACAGATACACTAATATTAAGACCTACATCATTCAATACTGAATTTACATTTAAAGAAGATTTTGATGAGATTGAAGATTTTTTATTAAATAGATTTAGTAACCCACCATATACTGCGATATTTGATATGGTTGAAGAGACCGATGATGGGCAATTCGTAAAACGTAAAAAAAGGGTTACGTGGCCTAAATTAGGGGTATGGAATTTAGATATATCAACATTAAGATTTGACAATTACTTAACACAGGTTAGTGAAATTGGTGAGGTAATAGATAGGTATAAAACTGATTTAATAGTTAGATTTTTAACTACAGGTGCTTTTAAAGACTTTGATACGGGTGATAAAAAAGTTGAAAAAGTTTTACAATTATACGGTAGAAGTTTTGATGAGTCTAAAAAATTCATAGATGCGTTATCTTTTATGAATTCAGTACATTATACTCCTCAAAATGATATACCTTCAGAATTACTACAAAATTTAGCACAAACTTTAGGATGGAATACAAATATTTCACCAATAACTAACGAAGATTTTTTAACATCAATATTTGGGACTAAAAATAAATCTATATATCCTGGTTTTCAAAATGACCCGACACCTAATCAGTTAAATTTTCAATTTTATAGAAATTTGATACTGAATTCGGCTTATCTATTTAAATCAAAAGGAACAAGACATTCTATTGAGGCAATTATGAGGATGGTAGGGGCACCTAAAGATTTGATTGAGTTCAATGAAATAGTATACATCGCTGATGGTCCAATAAATGTAAAAAGATTTGAAGGTGAATACTTAAAACTGTCAGGTGGTACAAAAGTAGATGATGTACCCGCTTTAGACCCGAATGTAGTTTACAATATACAAGGTGTTACGTACACAGGTTTCACTACGTCAAAATATGTTAGTCAAACAGATGCTACAAGAGGGGATTACCCTATGAATGAGTATGGGTATCCAAAGAGACCCGTAACAAATAATGAATATTTCTTTGAAAAAGGTGCGGGTTGGTATATTGAGACACCTGACCATAGAGCTATTGAAAAACTTGATATTACTAATTCAACATTTACAGGGGCTAACCCTAGTATACAAACATCTTTAGAGACTTTTACTTATGGTCAAAAGTATTTTGATAGATTTAGAAAGTTCCCATATATGAATATTGGTTTTGGGTTAACCAGAACTATTGATAATAATAAATCATGGGATGATACTGAAACAGGTATTAGGAGAAATCGTGATGGTGCGTATAATGCGTATTATGAGGTGTTTGATGAAAAATTAGTACTTAACGCTAAAAATGTTGAATTATACTTAAACATGGCGCAAGGTATAACCTACGATATATGGAGAATGTCTAGACGTTATGGATATCCATTTCCATCATCAGGTTTAACATCGCCTTATCCGTACCCTGGAGGTAAAGATTGGACCGTTATTAATCCACTACCACAGGAAAAAACATTTTTCGAGTTCGCTCAAACGTTTTATAATACATTAATAAATGTACGAAACAGACAGACTATTAGTGATGGGGCGGCCAACAGTTACCCAACATTACAGTCCATATATTGGAAATATTTACAATCGGAATCGGCGGTAAATATACCTTCAAATCAATACACTTATCAGAAGATGATTGATTTTACTTTAGGTATTGGTGATTATTGGACAAAATTAGTTGAACAGATGATTCCGGCCTCTACAATATGGATGGGTGGTCAGAAAATGGTAAACAATGTTTTACAAAGACAAAAACATGTTTGGAGAAGACAAAGAGGTTGTGAAATTATACCTATTGACTGTATTCCATGTATATACTACGGTCAGTTATTTGATAATGATTGTATTGACGAAACATTGACGTGTGATGTTAATATAAGTTCTATACCCACTATATTAAATAATAGTATTAATAGTTGTATTAATAAATCTGGGTACACTATTAATGACTGTGTACTAAACAGTTTAGTTAGTAAATGGTATGTTGATGTAAGATTAGACTCAACAATTTTAGTGCAGGAGGAATTTTATGAGGGACTTGGTGGACAAGATTACCCGACATTTACTGATTGGATTATTGCGTTGAATGATAAGTTACAGTATTTATATCAAAGTGGTTTAAACTATACTATAGACAGTAATAATATTTTGACAGTAAGTAACACAGGATGCGACCCCGAATTCACAAATAAAACTCTAACAGTAAACGTTGGTGTAAATGTAAAAATCAATTGTAGTTAATGGCGACTTTATATTTTAAATTAGAACAAATAGCGACTGTAGGTTCACCAACTACAGGTTCTACCGTATATATGGCTTGGCCCGATGCGGCTACACCCGCAGGATTAAATAGAGCGTTTACGGAGAACCATCTACTTACTAACCCTGATACAACTTGGTCATTTAGGTCAAGATATTGGAAAGCTACAAATTTAGGTTCAGCAACAATCCCTTTTGACACTCAAATGGTTACAGGTGAATATTGGAGTAAGGTATCAGATACTTCAGTCGCGGTTTATATAGGTTCAACGTTTAATATTAATACAACATTTTTCGCTCAAAACTATATTGATGTAATAGGTCCAAGTGGGACATTTAAATCTCCTAGATACAGTACTAATTTTTATAGTGCAAATACGTTTAATGATTTATCAAAAGTAATAGGTGGTGCGGATACTAATAGGTATGATTTTATTTTTCTAACAAGTGTAAATGATTATAGTCACATTACTAATAATGGGGTTTTAAACTATGATTTTAATAATGCCAGTTCTATTACATCAGACTTAGTAAGTGGTTTAGGGTCATATTATACACAAATACCCTATTTCGCAACAAACGCCAGAAACTACTTTAACGGTTTATATGATGGGTGGGTTACAATGTCCGATGATTGTTACGGTAATTTAATAACAGATTCGAGTGGTGTGCAATATTCTGGTGATATGAGGGATAGGGTAGAATCATATTCTTCAATATGGGGGGGTCCGTGTTTAAAGCCTAATAATGTTCAACAACCCTATTCAGGTACTTTAGGTGTTGGTTATTACGACATAGTATCAAATTGGTATTCTGATTGTTCCGATTGTGTTTCTAATAATCCATTTAATAATATATATAAATTTCAACCATCTGGTAATGATTGTAACGGGGTAAATCAGGGTCAAAGTACTTTTAGTGCTTCAACGTTAACGTGGGGTAACCCGCTTGGAACTGGATTTATAACGCCGCAATTCGTTGAAAGTAAGACGTTCTGTTTTGGTGGTGAAACGGATAAAGTTGACCAAGTACTAATAAGTACTAATATAACATCAGGACATGAAATAACAAACGTTTATGAAAATTGTACTGATTGTCAAAATAATGTTTCTGAGTTAGATGAATATTATTATTTTTCTGCGTGTTCAGGTAATAAAATATTTAGATTTAATGTTATAGATTTTGATAATGATTTATATACGAGCCCACCTTTTAATGGCTATTTATTTGAAAATGTAGGTGGAGTTAATGGGTGTTATAATAGAATTAATGAACCACTTTTAGAACCTTATGTTACTATAATATATTGGGATAATAGTGTTGCTTCAGTGGGGCCAATAAAGTGTACTGACATTATATGTCAAGAATCTACACCCACACCTACCCCTACAAATACTCTCACGCCAACACCAACACCTTCACCTGAAGTTAGATTGTCTCCTACACCTACTCCCACAAATACTCTAACTCCCACGCCAACTTCAAGTCCCTTTGTTCCTCCTAGTTATACCCCTACGCCTACACCCACACCAACACCAACTTCAAGTCCCTTTGTCCCTCCTAGTTATACCCCTACGCCTACACCCACACCAACACCAACTTCAAATGTGGGGGAGGGTTGTTTTTCAGGTATTACAGATGGTTTTTATACGTATACGGATTGTTGTGGAAGATTACAACAAGGTAATGAAGTAGGGTTAGAGGTATGTGTTGATATTAATGTTTCGATGCAAGGTGTACAAATTAGTGGTGACGTATGTGTTGTTAGTTGTGATGAAGGTCCGATAACTTATAGTTTTGAAGTTACAGGTACTTGTACTAATCCTAAAGGTGGTATTATATTAATAAGTCCTTCAGGTGGTACAAAACCATATACTATTCAAAATACGTCAACCACTGCGGCGGGTGGATTACTATTAGGTCAACAAACAGGTAACGGACCATTTAGTTGGGGTGGTGTTGATGAAGGTAGTTATGTCTTTTTACTTCAAGATAGTTCAGGTGGGGTTAATCAAGATGTGGTTATTAATGTTAATGTTGAAGGTTGTTTTAATGCCACTATAACTTCTTCAGGTACGACATGTGGAAATATCAACGGAGTTGTAACAGTTACAAATGATTCATTATCTAGTCCATTTCAATATGATTTATACGATACGGTTTCGGGAACTATTTTTCAATCTTTTAATAGTTTTTCAAATACACAGACATTTACAAATATTGGTCCCGCAACCTACTACTGTATTGTTACAGATTTTGGAGGTGCAATCGCACAAACAACAAATACGACAGTTGTAAGTACGGACCCAATTAGTTATAATATTTTAGTTGTTCCTGATTCTCCGTGTGGTCCTGGTGTGGGTACTGCGACTGTTACTAATTTATTAGGTGGTACTCCACCATACACATACTTGTGGTCCAACGGACAAACAACACAAACAGCAACTGGATTATCCGTGGGTTCGTGGGGTGTTGAAGTTACAGATTCTGAAGGGTGTAGATTAAGTCAAAGTATTAACGTAGGGTTAGCTGACCCATTAGGTATAGTCTCAACCGTACCAACACAAGCGGGTTGTTTTGATTGTGATGGTCAAGTTGTGGTAACAATATCGGGAGGTACTTCACCATATACATACCAAAATAGTGCAGGTGAAGTAATAACTTCTAATAATTTATCAGAATCATTTACAGGATTATGTGGAGGTTTTAATAGTACTATTATTACAGATGCGGGTGGTTGTTCAGTTACGGCAATTCAGTCTATACCTTCAACTGCAGGTTTCACCATTGTTAATATAGGGGTTACTAATTCCGATTGTAACGATGATGGTTCAATATCGATAAGTATATCAGCACCTGCGGGAATTTTCACTTATGAGGTTACGAATGGTTTAATTACTGATAGTACAACAACTAGTTCACAAAGTCATACTTTTAATAACTTACCTTCAGGTACATATACGGTTACAATTGTATCTCAAAATGGTAACTGTACATATAGTACTGATAAAACTATAAGTAATAATGTTAAATTTAACGTTAATAGTACTATCACTGATGGTACTTGTGGTGATAACAATGGGATAATAGATATTAATCTAACTGCGGGTTCTGTTCCATTACAGGGTCCATTTGATTATATCTTAACTGATGTTAATACGGGTTCAGTTGTTTATTCCGTTATTGATGACCCATCAAATACTCAGTCAATTACTTCGTTGGCACCATCAACGTACCTTTTAAATGTTATTGATGTAAGAAACTGTACAGTTTCTCAAACTATAACAATCGCCCCATCTACAGGAGTAAACTTTATAATACTTCCTACTGAATGTGTTACAGGTGATGATGGTATGGCAGATATTAGTATTAGCGATGGAGTTGCTCCATTTAATATTTTATGGAGTAATGGTGAGACTACGATGTCAATTACAGGTTTAAGTGGTGGTACATATACCGCAACTATTACTGATGATAACGGATGTAGTGCTACGGAGTCGGTAACTATTAACTGTAACAATCAAATTGTTGAATGTTATGAAGTAAATGAAATATGTGAAAACGATTTTATTACTACTTCAGCGGGTATTAGAGATTTTGGTTCTATGTTAAATGAGGGTTACCTTGATTTAACTGTTGGACATCAGAACTGTACGTTAGTAAATGCCGTTTTTTATGCTATAGTTGATTTTTCAGGTGGTACACTGACACCTCCTTATCACGTAGAAAACCCATTTTATACAGGAACTACTTTAGGTGACTATCCTAGTGCTCAAGATTGGATGAACGCAATTGATGAGATACTTAAAACGATACCGCAAATTGAAAGTTTCACATTAGATATTGACCAAAATTTAATAACAATTATTTCGGACTGTAAAGAATTAAAGAATGTGTACTTTAGATTAAGTACTAAAATAGTGTACGATATATGTTGTAATGATATTACACCGACTCCAACTCCAACACAAACAAGTACTCCGACTCCAACACCAACAACCACTCTAATTCCAACACCGACTCCAACACCTACACCGACAACACTACCTTTAGTTACTTGTATTGAGTCTCTAACATTTATAGTTGAATATAATCAGAGCTCTGCAAACGGTTCGCCTTGTCATGGGGGTCACACATGTAATAGAGCGAGGTTTGATATTATAGCGAATGGTATAAATATTGGTCAGGTATCTATGAATAATAACGGTGGATTTACTGACCTTCTAAATTACCCACCTGATTCTACTTTAGTAGGGGGTTCTGGTTATCCTGGTCAAAGTAATAGGGATAGATATAGTCAATTATCAATTGATTCGACACAGGCTCAGGCTATAGCGGCGGCTTCTTCTAGTGGTCTTATTGACTTCTCGTTTAATTGTGCATGTATATTTTCAGGACCTAATCAAAACTGTACTGGGGGTTCATCTTGTCACTCTGATGTTAGTTGGGTTAGAGTGGTAAAAGATTTAGGATTTGGTACTGAAGAAGTAATGTATAATGATTGTCCTTCTGGTAATTTCATTACAGGTTTTGACCCATGTGATACGACACCTCCAGGATATGCCTCATTAGGTCTATTCTTCGGACTTCACGGAGGAGGTTCCTCACAACCATGTAATGCCTTTATTGGTGGGGACACTCCAACTACTGAATATTTTACAGATGTACTAACATCTACGTTCTTAGATTGTCCTACAGGTAATTCGGTTTACGCCTTTAGTGGTGGTAACTACGTACTGTTAGGTAACGGAGCATTTGTTTCAGATACGGGATGTGTTTTTAATGTTAGTAACGGTGTTGTAACAAGTTTCTTAACATGTTTAGGTGGTAATTGTAGTGGAATCGGAGGAGGTTGCTAATAATTTCTACAAATAATAATATATTCAAGTGATAAAACTAAAAAAAAATAAAGTAAATAGAAATCTGTATTTTACATTCTCGCAGTATTTATATAACAAATGTATTAATTAATGGGTCAAGTAATAATAAGATTAACTTTAAGTTCAAATGCGGTTGGACCGTTTGATATTCACACGGGTTCTACTCAGACTGTGCCTATTAGAACGGGTATTACTAGAGACCAAATAGTTGCGGGTGTTGTTTTAGATTTACCAGGTTCAGTTGCAGGTATTGAATACACTATTTTTGTCGTTAATAAGCAACCAGGTTGTAACGATGAGACGGTGTCCAAAAAAATAATTGTTTATGATGACGATGTAACTCCAACTCCAACTCCTACGCCAACAGTAACAATAGGATTTACTCCAACTCCGACTAACACACCAACTAATACTCCAACTAGTACTGTAACTCCTACTCCGACACCAACATCAGGTCTCACACCAACTATTACCCCAACTAGTACTCCTACGAATACACCAACTAATACTCCTACTGGTACTGTGACCCCTACGCCAACACCAACATCAGGTCTTACTCCAACTATTACGCCAACGGCGACGCCAACTAATACTCCTACTGGTACTGTAACACCTACACCGACACCAACATCGGGTCTTACCCCAACTATTACGCCAACGGCGACGCCAACTAATACTCCAACTAGTACTGTAACCCCTACACCAACACCAACATCAGGTCTTACTCCAACCGTAACTCCAACTAATACTCCAACTAGTACTGTAACCCCTACTCCGACAGCAACATCAACGTTAGATTGTGATTTTGTGGTTGATGGTTCATTTACAAATATTCCAACACCAACACCAACTAATACACCAACACAAACTCCAACTCCGACAGCGTCAGGTTTAGATTGTGATTTTGTGGTTGATGGTTCATTTACAAACGTTCCGACACCAACTCCGACTAATACGCCGACTAATACGCCGACTAATACTCCAACACAAACTCCAACACAAACTCCAACCAATACTCCTACTAACACCCCTACTAATACGCCGACTAATACTCCAACACAAACTCCAACCAATACTCCTACTAACACTCCAACCAATACTCCAACAAATACACCAACTAATACCCCAACTAATACTGTAACACCATCTCCTACTTCAACTCCTGATGCAACTATAACTCCTACCCCTACTAACACCCCTACTAACACCCCAACTAATACCCCAACTAATACTCCAACTAATACTCCTACTAACACCCCAACCAATACTCCTACTAATACTCCAACATTAACTCCTACAAATACACCGACTAATACTCCGACTAATACTCCAACATTAACTCCTACTAATACTGTAACACCATCTCCTACTTCAACTCCTGACGCAACTATAACACCTACTCCAACGAATACACCAACGAATACGCCAACGAATACGCCAACTAACACACCTACGAATACTCCAACAATAACTCCAACAATAACTCCAACACTAACTCCAACACTAACTCCAACTAACACACCTACGAACACTCCGACAAATACGTCTACACCTACTAACACTCCAACTAATACTCCAACAAATACACCGACAAATACTCCAACTAATACTCCAACTAATACTCCGACTAACACACCAACAAATACTCCTACTAACACACCGACAAATACTCCTACGAATACGCCAACTAATACTCCTACCCCAACTAATACGCCAACTAATACTCCAACTAATACTCCAACTAATACTCCGACTAATACGCCAACCAATACTCCGACTAACACACCAACAAATACTCCTACTAATACCCCAACATTAACTCCTACAAATACACCGACTAATACTCCAACCAATACTCCAACTAACACTCCAACTAATACTCCAACAATAACTCCAACAATAACTCCAACACTAACTAGTACCCCTACTAACACACCAACTAATACTCCAACAAACACACCAACTAATACTCCTACTAACACCCCAACTAACACTCCTACTAATACTCCTACACCAACCAATACTCCAACAAATACTCCTACGAACACGCCTACTAACACACCAACTAACACGCCAACTAACACACCGACAAATACTCCAACTAACACACCAACTATAACTCCTACCCTAACACCGACAAATACTCCAACAAATACTCCAACTAACACACCTACGAATACGCCGACTAATACACCTACGAATACTCCAACTAACACCCCTACTAACACCCCGACACCGACAAATACTCCTACGAATACACCGACTAACACTCCTACACCTACTAACACTCCAACAAATACTCCAACAAACACGCCAACTAATACCCCAACTAATACACCAACTAATACACCTACACCAACAGTAACTAATACTCCGACTATGACTCCGACTAATACTATTACTCCAACTCCGACTCCATCATTGAGACCAGAAGAAGACAAACAAGCGTTAATATTTATGGAATCAGCTGATGACTCAGTATTTGGTTCAAATCCAAATACGGATATTTTACGATATATGTTTAATACAGGTGCATCATCTTGGTATGGTTTCCAAGGAGGTTCGGGAGTAAATGGGACTAATGTAGCAGATTTAAAGATTTATATGGATTGGCCAGGATTTGTTAATGGAACAGCGAATGTACCGCCTGTTATAAAAGTTCCAGTACCTCAAGTTACGGGAGGTAGTGATAGTCAAGGAAATCCAATAGATGCGTTTGTATTTGAAACTGCTGAAATAATTGCAAATACGACTACAGGTAATGTATGGTATTCGATATGGGTACCACATTCATTATTAGACTCATCATCTTTAGTTTACGGTGATGTACAATTTAATTTCGCGGGAGCACCAAATAGTTTAAGTCCATTAACTACCGATAGTACTCTTAGACGTTTTGATATTACATATACGGGCTCAAATTGGCCGAATGGAACATATCGAGTATTCTCTAGTAATGGAGGATGGAACCAAGGGGCTTCGGGTGTTGTAGATACCACAGCTAATTATATTAGAGGGGGTAGTTTAATTTAGTAAATAATAAAAGAAAAGTAGTTAACTCTACATATTTATAAAATAAAGAAATAGATGTCATTCATATATAAAAATCCACTATCAACTGATATAGTAAATGGTACATTATCAGTAATTAGAACCGATACTAAGGGTACAACTTTTAGTGCTGGTTTAGTTGGTGGATATACTGAAGTATGGGCTCTTAGTGACCTTATTTTTACTATTATTGGTACAGGTAATATACGGGAAGAAGCTAATAGAATCCCTATCGAATACTATCAAAGACTAGCTCCTTTTCAATCTAACATAATAACACTTAATAACGATTTAATATCATCTGGTAGACGAAGGTTAGGTCAGTTAGTTTATGTTCATGAAACGGACACAGTTTATCAATATGTTATAAATAACTATGAAACTCTATACGATGATGCCTTTGCTGGTGGTGCGGTAGAAACTGGTGACACGACTACCACAATTAGTTCGGGTACACAGTTCGCACCAAACGTTGGTGGTACTAATTTCATAAATGCTTGGTTAGATTCATCAATAGAAGGTGTAAGTGGAGTAACACGAGCAAACGCCAGATGGAAAATATTTTACGGTACCGATATTACTGTAACAGGTGGTACCTATAGTAATGGTACTGCGGTCTTTACTAATAGTACGGGTGGAACATTCAATGTTACAGGTTTTACTACGGGTGGTACAGGGTCATATACAGGGTGGACGGCATCTGGTGATAACGTACCTACTACACCAATTGAGGTTGTTGATGGATTCACTTTAAATTTCACGGGTTACCAAGAACCAGGAGGTGCGGGTATAGCTACCGACGCGGCGATTAACCCTGATGAAATGACCATTGCTTTAATAAATAATGGTGGTGGAGCAAACGATAAAACATTTTATAGGGGTGATGGACAATGGCAACAACCAACTGACACTGAATTAACGGGTGGTACTTATAATAATAGTTCGGGTACAGTTGAGTTAAAAAATAGTGATGGTTCTGTAGTTACACTAACAGGTTTTACAACAGGGACTACTGAGGATACATATGTGACAGGTATGTCATATAATCAAATAACTAAGACATTAACGTTAGGTTTAAATGATGGTGTTGATTTTAATGCTGGAACATTTGCGGCTGAAGTAACAGGGGGTACTTATTCAGGTGGTTCTATTACATTAAATAATAATGATGGAACAACTTCACAAATTACAGGTTTAGAAATATTAACACATATTGGATTAGTAAATGATTCTAATGTTTCGGTTAGTGGGACAACTATTGATTCTGTGGATACTACAACATATAGAGCAGTGTTCTTTGATTATGTAATTGATGATGGTACTAACTATAGGGCTGGAACAATACAAGCGGTATGGTCGAGTACTGATATAGATTTCAATGATTTCTCAACGGTTGATATAGGAACAACTAATAATTTTTCATGGGGGATGGAATTGAATGGTAACGATGCGTTACTAAAAGCCAATATTTTAGGGGGGACCTGGAATATCAGGATAATTAAACACATTATATAAAAAAATAAAAAAATGGCACACGAATTAGTAGCAAGAAACGGTTTAAGAGTCTCAGGAAGTACATTCCTTGGAGACGTACAATTAGACCAATCATTATCGTCTACTATTCTAGCTTTAGACCCGTCAAATAATGAAGTAAATTTTTTATCACTAGCCTCGTTTAGTGGTGATACTTTCATAACAGGTGGTACGCTAAGCGGAATAGGGGATTCAACCCTTGTATTAACAAATAATCAAGGAGGTACAGTATCAATAGCTGACGTGAATATTCACGTAACAGGTGGTACATTAAACGGAGGGACAGGAGCACTGACCTTCACAAATAATCAAGGAGCGGACTTTAACATAGAAGTAGCTGCGGTAACAGGTTTAACCTATAATAACGATTGGGATGTCGCATTAGCGGGATACGGTACTTTAGGTGCTAGTCCAATTGAATTACCATTCATTACAGGAGCAACTTTAAATGGAGGGTCACTTACTTTAGAAATAAACCAAGGATTAGAATCTGACATTGTAGTTTCAGGATTTGGAACACTAACAGGTGATACGTTTGTTACAGGTGGAACAATTAATTCACCGGCACTTGGCACAATGAGACTTAGATTAAATGACAACAGTAATGTTGACGTTACAGGTTTAGAATTTACTACTACAGGTGACCAAGGTACGTCAACTTTCTATAATGGAAGTAGAATTAATTTTAGAGGTGGACCGGGTTTAACTGTTGTAGATGATGGAGGTTTAACAATTACTACTTTATTAGACCAACCGTATGTTTCAGGTGGTTCAATAACTAACAATATAATAACATTAAATACATCGTCTACTGGTGTAACTATAGGTACGATAGATGCTTTAACTGCGGTTACTTACAGTAGTGCGTGGGACGTAGCATTTGCAGGAACAGGTACACTTGGTACAACTCCTGTGGCTTTACCGTTCATTACAGGGGCAACTTT